CAACTTCGCTGAGGCCAGGGAAGCCGCCTACGAGGGCAATATCATCCCGACGCAACGCCTCATGGCCGCCGATCTGCGAAACCAACTCCTCGGTGACTTCACCAGTGACAAGAACCTGGACGTAGAGTTCGACCTGACCCGCGTGCGCGTGCTACAGCCCGACATGGACAAGCTCGCCGAGCGCGGGAGGATCATGGTCAGCGGCGGCTTCGGCACCGTGGGCGATGCCCGACGCCTCGTGAGCCTGACGACAGGACCGGAGCATGAGGTCTACCTGCGGATGTTGACGGTGCTGGAAGTGCCCGCAAGTGGCGCGAAGGCAGCGGGCCCCATCGGGACGAAGAGCGCACCCAGTAGGGCATTCAGCGCGGCGATAAACGTGGCGCGGGGCCGACTGGCGCAGCGCTTTGAGCCAGAGATGCGACGCTTCTTCGAGGGGCAGGCCAAGCGAGTGCGCGGTCGGCTTGGCACGATGGTCAACCTGCGCGGGCGAAATGTCGCAGGTTCTAAGGCCAATATCTCGGCGGCCAGCTTACTCCCGAAGGAAGAGGACGCGCTGTTGGCTGCGGCTTTGGGGCCGCTCTGGATGGCGAGCGCTGAAATAGGCTGGTCAGCGGCTTCAGAAGCCTTCGCACTGGAAGGCGCGTTCGACCCGGCTAACCCGCTCATCGTAGCGGCTCTAGCGGCCGGCATTTTCCGCGCCACGCGGATCAATGACGGTACGCGCAAGAGCATCGACGATGCGGTTACAGCGGCTACGGCGAGCGGCTACACCGCCCAGCAACTCGTCTTCGGCGCGCCCGATGATAGCTTTGCGGGCATCCTGGATCGCGTTGAGGCAACCTATGAGAACCGCCCCGGCATCATCGCTGCTACCGAGGCGGCCTGGGGAACGAACGGCGGGACGGTCACGGCCTACCAGCACCACGGATTTCAGAGGGGCATGATCGTGGACAACCCCGCCTGCGATGTCTGCTCTGACCGTGATGGAGCGATTGTTGATCTAGAGAGCGAGGTCAGCCCCGCCCACAATAACTGCAGCGTGACGGTGATTCCGGTTTAGGAGGAAGTTGACATGGAACAGAAAGTATTTCGCGGCCTCATGGAGGTCAAGGCGGACGGCGAGCAGGGCCTCGTCCAGGCCGTCTTCGCCACCCTGAACGTTATCGACGCCGATGGCGATGTGACTCTGCCCGGTGCCTTCGGGACCCAGAAGGTTCGTCTCGGTGCCTGGGGCCATGCCTGGCAGGAGTTGCCGGTCGGCAAGGGCATCATCGCCGAGGAGGGCGACAAGGCCATCTTCGACGGTGCTTTCTTCCTTGACACCGAGGCGGGCAAGGAGCACTACCTGACCGTCAAGAACTTGGCCGAGCTCCAGGAGTGGAGTTACGGCTTCAGAGTGGTTGAGGCGGATGTGGGTGAAGTTGACGGTCGCCAGGTGCGTCTTCTGAAGAGGCTACAGGTCTTCGAGGTCAGCCCCGTTATGCAGGGCGCCGGCGTGGACACCATGACGGTGGCAATCAAGAGCCCCGATCTAACCTATGCGGATCAGGCCGAGCACGTGCTTGCTAGCGTGCAGGCGTTTATCGAGCGTTCTGGGTCGCTTGCTGACCTGCGCTCGAAGGAGGGCCGCGTCCTGTCGGGGGCGAACCGCGCAAGACTGTCCAGCCTCCACGATCTCCTGGCGGAGTGCGCCAAGGACATCAAGGAGTTGCTGGACACCACTGAGCCGGAGAAGGGGCTTGCTCTCTTCGCCGAGTATCAGCGCACGCTCGCCCGTCTCCAGGGGGTGGCCGTCTAGCCAACCGAATAGCGCCAAGTCTTAGTAGGGCTGCCCGAGGGGGTGGCCCTTTCAATTAGGAGGAAACGAATGGACACCCTAAAGCAGTTGATTGAGAAGCTGGCCGCCAAGCAGAAGGAACTGCACGACATCTTCGAGGAGGCTGGCCCCGACATCGACCTCTCTAAGGTTAAGAGCCTGGTGGGGGACACCGCAACCAAGGCCGCCGAGATCAAGCGGCGCAACGACGAGATGGCCGAGATCGGCAAGCAGATCGACGAGCGGAAGGCTCTCGAAGACGCCCAGAAGCAGACCGACGAGCGCGGCCACTACCTGAACGACCCCGTCAACCGCCCAGTTCAGCCTGGCGACGGCGGCGGACGCAAGGGCGAGGCCAAGAGCCTGGGCGAGTTCGTCGTCAACCACGCCGACTTCAAGGCGACGCTGGGCCATTCCAAGAAGAACTTTGCTGTCGAGCACCCTGACATCGACTTCAAGACGACGTTCGCCACAACCGCCGGCTTCCCGCCGGAGAGCACGCGGACGGGCTACATCGTCGAGGCCGCGCTGCGGCCCATCAGACTGTTGGACATCATGCCGTCCTCACCGACCATGATGGCCGCTGTCCTCTACATGGTGGAGACAGTGACGACCGCTGCCGCCGCAGAACGCAATGAGGCGGGCGTCTACGCCGAGGCCGACATCTCCTACGCCCAGGCCACCAGCACCGTTCGGAGCATCGGCGTCTCTCTGCCCGTCACCGACGAGCAACTAGAGGACGTGCCTGGTGTGCAGGGTATGCTCGATGGCCGTCTTCTCTTCCTGCTTCGCCAGCGGCTTGACGGGCAGATTCTAACCGGTGACGGCGCGGCGCCCAACCTACGGGGCATCCTGAACGTCGTGGGCGTCCAGACCCAGGCCAAGGGAGCCGACCCGACGTTCGACGCCATCCACAAGGCCATCACATTGGTGCAGGTGACGGGGCGCGCAGTTCCAAGCGCCGTCGTCCTGCACCCCAATGACTGGCAGGACATCCGCCTGACGCGGACCGCCGATGGCATCTACATCCTGGGCAACCCGGCGGACGTGGGCGCCCAGCGGGTGTGGGGCCTGCCTGTCGTGGTGACGGACGCTGAGACCCAGAACACCGGGCTCGTGGGCGACTTCAGCCCCTTGTGCTGCGAACTTCGGACGCGGCGTGGCGCTGAGGTGCAGGTCGGCTATGACGCCGACGACTTCACCCACGGCCTACAGACGATCCGTGCTGGCCTGCGTGTGGCCTTCGTGACCTACCGTCCTGCGGGCTTTTGCATGGTGACTGGAATTTGATAGGCCGGTAACGGTACAATGTGTGCTATAATGTGGGGTAGGAAGGATGAAGGAGGTGCTTCATGGAATCCTGCCCCACATGCGCTCGGCCATACGGGAAGCGAAAGCGATGCTATTACTGCCATGGCCGTCCGAAGACAGGAGAGGAAAGGGCCTGTGCTATCTGCGGTAGGACATTCTACGTCCCAGCCTGGCAGATGGCGGACGTGCAGCGGCGTTCGGGCACATACTGTTCAAGAGGCTGCAAGGCTGAAATGCAACGGCGGCGAATATCTCCCCTGTCGGAACGGAAGCCGTATATCAACCGTCAGGGCTACAGGATGGTGGCCGTTGCGAGTGGGAGCCGCACTCAAAACTATCAGGCGGAGCATCGTCTTGTCATGGAAGCGCACCTTGGCCGACCGCTCACCCGCTTCGAGCACGTCCATCACATCAATGGCGACAAGGCGGACAATCGACTGGAGAACCTGTTGCTCATGGGCAACCGGGAACATCAGAAATTGCATGACTGGTCGGCGACGCAGCGAGGCGAGAGGGTGCCCCGCATCTGTCGGAATTGCGGCATTGCCTACGAGGTCAAGCCAAGCAAAGCTGCGACCAGCACCTGCTGTTCGACCGCCTGTCGGCTGGAGGTTCAGCACGCGGCGGCCCGTGCACACTGGGCCGCCAAGCGAGCGGAGGCGAAAACCTAGCCCAATCTGAAATTGGAGAGCCCGAAGAGGCGGGGAAATCCCGCCTCTTCCCATTAAAGGAGGCAAACATGGGGATTCTTGAAGGCGGCGTAGTTATAGAGGGGAGCCGTCAGAACGTGCTGGGGGATGTCATCGGCGCATCGGCCCTGGGGGTCGCCGCCGTCATGGCAGCCGTCACTGACACGGGCGTCCAACAGATCATCACCACGGGCCTCCGCCTTGACCGTCCGCGTCGAATAACGGCTACGGCTGGAGGCACAGCGGCAGACATCAAGGCGATCCAGGTCATCGTGGCCGGCCTGGACCCGATAGGACTCGCCCTGACGGAGACCCTGCCCGCATTCACGGTCAACACCGCTGGATCGGTGACAGGCTCCAAGGTGTTTGCCCTGGTGAACTCCGTTACCATTCCCGCCCATGATGGCACCGGGGCAACCACCTCCCTGGGCGCGACTGGGATTCCGGCGGTGGCACTAGCCACGGGCATCCACGCGGCAGTGGCTGACAGTGGCGCGCCACAGACGGTCACTACGGCCATCAACCAACCGGACGTGCCGCGCAACATCACGGCCACCGTCGCTGCTAGCACGGCTAACGACGTGAAGGCGATCTCAGTCGTGATCACAGGCACCAACGCCGAGGATACGGTCATCACCGAGACCCTGCCCGCCTTTACCGACAACACTCCTGGAGCCGTCGCTGGTCTGAAGGCGTTCAAGACCGTGACCTCAATCCTGATCCCTGCTCACGACGGTGCTACCGCTCTCACCTCCATCGGCTTCGGCGACGTGATCGGGATCGGCCATCGGCTGGCAGGCAACACCGTGATAGCGGCCTACCTGAACAGAGTCCTGGAAGGAACAGCGCCAACGATCGTTACCAGCGCCACGGTTCTGGAGAGCAACACGGCTGACCTCAACTCGAACCTGGCCAGCCTCCCCGTGATCCTTGCGCTGGTACAAACGCCGTAATCAACCCGGTGCTGAATACCGGGCTAGAAGGAGGAGAACATGCCAGACCCAAGACTATACGGAGGCGATGACTACTTCGTCACGACCAACCCGACACTGGACACGGGATTGGCGACGCTCGCCGCGCCGACAACGGGCGCCGACATCGAGCCATTCGTCATCCTGAAGAACAACGACATCGCTGGCGGCAAGCTCATCTACCCCGACTACATCCGCCTGACCTGCACAGCGGCTGGAACGGGCGGCGCCTCCCTTCGCATCTCAGCGAGAATCGACAACGCCGCACGTTATACGTCGGGCTCAACGGCGACGGCGACCCCCAAGAACGCCAACATGAACTCGGCCGTGACCTCAATCGCGCTGTTCTACGCTGGCCCCCTGGTGGCTGCTGCGGCGAGTTCGGCAC